GGCCTTCGGTAAGGATCTTTGGCGTGATTTCATCGAATGGTCGGCGTTTCCATGGGAATTGATGAGTTCATGGAACCATCGCCACGGATATAAGTTGTGCCTTCATCCAGATGACAGCATTCTAGAATCGATGGACAAGATGAAACGGCTATGGAACAAAGAAAATAATTTAACCCCCCTAAAGGACCCAATGGACAAGAAAATGGCCAAAGTGACCAAGACAATTAAAACCGCCGAGCGCGACATAAAATCGGGCAGAAAACAGCCCGCATTAAAGGCGCTAAAAGGCGCAGCGAAAAAGAACGTGAAGCTTACCAAAGAAGACCGCGACGTGCGTGACCCAGAGATCGAAGCCTTTAAGAAGATGAAAAAGAAAGGCTGCTAGCCCTCGATGTACGGCCATTCCCAAGTTGATCCTCATCACGAGAGATTTACCGTTGAGTACATAGAAAGGGAAGCCACGATCATTCTCAATTTCTTCAGCGATAAGCGGAACAGATCCAAGAGCCACTTCACTCTAGATGAAAGGGACAGGCGCATCTTGCGCCATTGGGAAGGTAAATGGGCAAGCAAATCTCAAAGAAAGCTCTAACCAGCAAAAAGAGAAAAGGCGAAGATGCGCACTTCGAAGGAAAATGGTTTTGCGATTGCTGCGTGCGCAATAAACGCAAATGGCTCGGCTTGAAACGATATGGAAGAGAAGAAGACAGAAGTCACGGTACAACTCCCCCATCATTATAAATGCAGGCCGTATCAGGTTCCCTTTTGGAGAGCTGCCAAAGAGGGCTTTAAACGCTTCGTCCTAGTCTGGCACAGAAGGGCAGGCAAAGAGAAAACCTGCTGGAACTACCTCATCTGCCAAGCCGCCAAAAAGGTGGGCATCTACTATTACTTTTTTCCGCACTTTAGCCAAGGGCGCAAGATTCTTTGGGACGGGGTCGATAAAGACGGCTTTCGGTTCCTCTATCACATTCCGCCTGAAATGATTGACGGTTCTCCCAATTCAACAGAAATGAAAATAAGGATGCGAAATGGTTCTCTTATACAAATTATTGGCACGAATAATATTGATTCCATTGTTGGTACCAATCCTATTGGTTGTGTATTTACTGAGTATAGCCTCCAAGATCCTACGGCTTGGCAACTTATTCGTCCTATTCTTGTGGAAAATGGCGGTTGGGCTGTGTTTAATTTTACTCCCAGGGGGGCGAATCACGGTAAGGAGCTCTTCGACATGGCCCAAAAGAACCCCGAATGGTTCTGCCAGCTCCTCACAGTCAAAGACACGAACATAATTTCAGAGGCCGATATCCAGTCTGAGCGCGAATCGGGGATGAGTGAGGATTTCATCCAGCAGGAGTTTTATTGCTCATTTACACTAGGAGTTGAGGGGTCATACTATGCCAAATATCTACAAGAAGCACGCGACGAAGATCGAATTGGAAGTGTGCCATGGAATAAGCAGCTACGTGTCTTTACCGCATGGGACATTGGATACGGCGACTCAACAGCTATTATATTCTATCAAATCAGCGGCCAAGAGATCCATATCATCGACTATCACGAAGCTGCCAATAAAGGATTTCCCTATTATGCGGGCGTACTCAAAGAAAAAGAATACATATACGCAGATCATTTCGCCCCTCACGATATTGAATCTCACTCTTTTAGCTCAGGAATGTCAGCCAAGGAAGTTGGAGCAGGGCTCGGGGTCAGATTCATTACACTCCCAACGCTTAAGCTTAGACTGGAGGACGGTATTGAAGCTCTGCGTGGCATATTCCCGCGTATTTGGATCGATGGTGCAAAATGCGCCACCTTGATAAAGTGTCTAGAGAACTATCGCAAAGAGTTTGACCAGCGGCTAGAAGTGTATAAAGACCGCCCAAGGCACGATAAGTACAGCCATGGGGCGGATGCTGCAAGATATATGGCAATAGCGGTCAAAAGGCACGTTGACGCGGGGAAGGCTGGCGTGACGGATGAGCAGTCGGAGAAGTGGTTTAAGCAGTTTAACCCGAGGTTTGATTGATGGAAAAAGAAAGAATCTACGTCCTGGATATGATTTATTCGGCCATCACTTGTTTTTCCGATGTGAAGGGAGCCATGAAGGGCTATTACGCTCTTAGATCATTTCTCCCTTATTTGATCAGGAAAGAAGGGGAAGTATGGATACCGCTTAACCGCGATTACAAACCTATCGGCATTTTAAACGCGGCTTGGGTTGATTACGGAAAATACTCCTTCATAGGCATACCTGATCGGTTAGTAAAGAGGCCTGAAATATCGCTCAAGAGAAATTCCTTTTACACGGATGACGGCTATCTTTACTTTTTTAATGACAGTGTAACGCCATACACAACCAAGAATAGGGCTGCCTACGTCAAGCGAATAAAGGAAGCGTTTTTGGATGCTTATTTAAAGACACTGTAGAAATGGGGATATCGATGAATAATAAATTTAACCAGTCTTAATTGATGTCTCCAGCAATAATAATTGGCTTTTTGTTGGGATTTTATTTGGTAAAAGAATCATTAAAAGTGTCCGCTTTAAATGCGCAAATAGAAGAACTCAAGAATGAGATAAAGCGGTTAAAAAATTCTGACTGGGAGCCCTTATGAAGATATTTAAGGATCACGCTGATTCAATAGCTATCATTTTCACAATTCTATGCTCCGTTGTGGGCGGAGTAATTTGGTTAAATGGGAAGTTCAATAATATTGACAGGGAATTTTTCAGTGTTAGAGCAGAGATGGATCGTAGGTTCTATAATCTTGAAAAAGAAACCGCTATTATCAAGACAGTCCTCATCATGAAAGAGATACTCCCCAAAGAACTGGCCACCTCGGAGCAGCCATGAAAACATTTCTAGTTTATGTACCCACAGGCGAAACCATCGAATGCAAAGGGGATTGTTTGGAAATACATGATGGAAATCTTCAGATAATCGGCTTCGATGAATGCGGTGAACCTGAAACATGGGCCTTTTTCAAGATTTGGTCTAGAGTGATCATGAAACATTGAGGCTCTGTAATGAACAATAAAGAGATCATCGACAAGTTGCAAGCCTATTATCTAACCCAAGACCCCGCACTTATTGCTAGGTTATGCGCCTGCTTTATGATTGACATGAACCGTCTTATCACCATGGCAGATTTACCGGAAAGGGAATTAGAATGCCTGCTTGCGAGGATTAAGATGCATAGTGAGGATCTTTGGGATTTTATAAGAAATGGGCCGAGTGGCGATCTCAAGCTGGTCAATGTTCAAAATGCGGAGGATATATGCAAATACCAGTAAAATATTTTGTTTGCTTCTGTGTCTTTATTTGTGCTCTGTTTATTGCGCCCCATGCCTATTCACATTGGCACTTCGATGTAATTAGTCCGGTTGAGCTATACCAAATCGACAAGGAGCAGTTCGACAAGAAATATGGAGGCGAGATTGCCTACATGAGCTATTACGAGTGGCAGATAGACCAGGATGAACGGCAAAATGATTTTCTCAATGAAATTGGCCACCAGATATGCGAGTCTTTAGATCCCTGGTATGAAAGGAATGATAACCCGACAGAGAATACAGAACGTGGAAGGGATTAACTATGGACATGTGGAATTGGCTCTTAGATTGCTATAAAGAGGGTTCTTTGACTCGTGCAGATCTCGATCTAGCAATGAAAGATGATAGAGCCGCTCGGACTATGTGGGAAGATTGGAGCAGAGATTCATACGACTTCATTGAATATGTGCGAAGTGAGATATTTCCTTTTCTTGTGTATCTAGACAATAGGGCCAAAGATAAACTCAAGAGTAATGGACATGACTAAATGACCAGCGAATCGACATGGGCTTGCGCTTTTTGGTTTGTTTTGGGATTGATATTGGGGAAATCATGATTATTGAGACAAAGGAAGAGGAATGATCAGGCATTTAATTTTTACGATGATAATGTGGATTTTAGTGAAAATGAGAATTGCTAACGAATCGAATGTGACTATATTTAACGGTGCAGTTGTTAAAACCTATTCTTCAAGTTTAAGAAGAAAGGGTCTATATCGATGATTATCGATTGCATCGCCGACACACATGGATTTTTCCCCAAACTCGAAGGCGGCGATCTTTTGATTGTGGCGGGGGATTTGACGGCTAGGGATACTCCAAAAGAACATTTAGAATTTGTTGCATGGTTGCGATTGCAGCCTTATGAAATGAGGATCTTCATAGGTGGAAACCATGACAATGCTCTAGAAAAATATGCTATACACGGTGCTTCTGGAGATTTTTGTTATTATCTGTGTGATTCTGGTATGGAATTTAACGGATTCAAGATTTACGGCTCGCCATGGATCAAAACTTTCCCCGGAATGAACCCCCATTGCAAGGCGTTTACCGTGGATACGGAAGAAGAACTGGCCGAGAAATTTGCGAAGATCCCCGAAGACACGGATATTTTGATTACTCATTCTCCCCCTTGGGGAATCTTAGACACAAATGATGAAGGAAAGCATTGCGGGTCTAAATCTTTGGCATGTAGGATTGGTTATATGAAAAATCCCCCAAAACTATGGGTGTGGGGTCATATACATGAATCCTATGGCATTGATCTTCCTGCACGAGGCAAACCAGTTACAATGGTCAACGCCTCCCATGTCAACGAACGATATCAGCCTGTGAATCGAGCCGTAAGGATTGAGTTATGAATCGGATTCTAACCCTCCAAGTTGAATTGACCGACGCAGAAAAGGCCCAATGGATATGGGACAATTATTCAGGCAAAGACACTGAAAATGGGGTACGTGTAATGTGCGTATGGAGAGGAAGAGTGTGCGATATGCGTGATGATGAAGATGAGGAGGATTGACCTATGACCCCATGCACCGAATCCGGCTGCCGAAACCTTGAATGGAAGTGCAAAGACTGCGGAAGGGCTGCGAATACGGCGAAAGTAAATGGCTTTGGAGAATGGATCAGCGTTAAAGAGAGATATCCTCCTCATGATGTTAGTGTTCTGGTGATTGATTATGAAAAATCAATTGATGTTTCGCAGTTATGGTATGTAGAGGAAAAGCCATTTAAATGGCTTAGATGTGGCCCTGGACTCATTTTAGAATCCATCACCCACTGGATGGCTTTACCTGAGGTCCCGCATGAGTGAATGGATCAGCATAAAGGATCGGCTTCCTTTAGATGGAACCGCATGTTGGTGTTATAGCGATGGCAAATCATTTAA